AGGCATCCCGGTGGTGACGGCGCAGTATGCGGCGAACGCCTCCGGTGGTGGCAACCTCGTCATCGCGGTGCATGCCCCGTCGATTCTGCTGGCCGATGACGGCAACGTCACGGTGGACGCCTCCGATCAGGTGTCGCTGCAGATGTCGGACGCCCCGACGATCAACTCGGTCACCGGCACGGGCGCCTCGCTGGTGTCGATGTGGCAGACCAACTCGCTGGCCGTGCGGGCTGAGCGAGAGATCACCTGGGTGAAGGGCCGCTCGGAAGCCGTCGTCTACATGGACGATGTCAACTGGGGCAGCATCGGCTCACCCTCGTAGTTAGTCCCAGCGGCAGGGGTTCGGGTATACCGGCCCCTGCCGTTGATTTTCGGAGGCCACGGTGAAGCCAGTCTGCGGCCCTGATATTGCCATCGTGGCCACGCAAACACTCACGCTCAAGGATGACGGCGTGTCTGCTGAACCTGGGCAGACCCTTACCGTGGCCCCGCTCTACGCGGCCGCCCTCTGCTACCATCACAAAGCCCGATTCGCTAAGGACACGGACGGCCCTCCGAAGCGCAAGCGTGGACGGCCGAAGGGTTCTGGCTCCACCTACACCCGCCGAGATCTGACCGCAGAGACGCCTGAAGGCACGGAGTAACGGTGCGGATCCCGTTCATCGGGCTGGACATTACCAGAACTAAAGCCATCATTCCGCAGACCCTCTCAGGCATTGATAGCCGCAACTCCTGGTTTCGGATATTCGAGAGTTTCGCGGGCGCGTGGCAGACCAACGTCGAAGTCACGCTCACAAATGTCCTGACCTATGCGCCGGTCTTCGCATGTATCCGCCTGATCTCCACCGACATTGGGAAGATGCGGCTGCGAGTCGTTGAGCAGCAGCCCAGCGGGATCTGGACCGAGACATTTAGCCCTGCCTACTCGCCAGTGCTGCGGAAGCCAAACCGCTACCAGACGCAACTCAAGTTCGTGCAGCAGTGGGTGACTTCGCTGCTGGTGTTTGGCAACACCTACGTGCTGAAGGAGCGGGACCAGCGTGGCGTGGTGAAGGCGCTGTATGTGCTGGACCCGTGCCGTGTCCGAGCGCTCGAGGCGCCGGATGGCTCGGTCTTCTACGCCTTACAGCCGTGGCCGCTGGCCTCGGTGGCAGACGCCATCACGGTCCCAGCGTCCGAACTGATCCACGATGTCTACCAGACCTTCTCGCATCCGCTGGCCGGAGTTGGTCCGCTGAGTGCCTGCGGTGTCGGAGCGATTGAGGCGCTGCGGATTCAGGAGTCCAGCGCCAACTTCTTCGGCAACAGCTCCGTGCCTGGCGGGGTCATCTCTGGCCCCGGCCACATCGCGCAGGATACGGCCGAGCGCATCAAGACGAAGTGGGATGAAGGCTTCACGGGTGCCAATGCCGGCAAGGTTGGGGTGCTCGGGGATGGGCTGAAGTTCGACCAGATGACGATGAGCGCGGTGGACTCCCAACTGATCGAGCAGTTGAAGTGGGCTGCGGACAACGTCTGCCAGGCCTTTGGTGTCCCGCCCTACAAGGTATCGGCAGGACCAGTGCCCAGTATCGCTGGCAGCATCGAAGCGCTGGACCGGCAGTATTACGCGCAGACCCTACAGTTCATGGTGCAGCAGATCGAAGACTTGCTGGACTTCGGGCTGGGCATGGCGCCAGACCTGATCGAAGGCCGCCGCATCGGCGCCGAGTTCAACCGGGAAGACCTCCTGCAGATGGATACCGCTGGTCGTGTCGAAGCGGCCACGAAGACCATCAGCGGAGGCGCTCTGTCGCCCAACGAAGCGCGGCTGCGCTGGCTGGATGCGCCTCCAGTTGAAGGTGGCGATTCGCCCATGCTCCAGCAGCAGCAGTTCTCGCTTGAAGCGCTGGCCCAGCGTGATCAGGCGGATCCGTTCTCCAAGCCGACACCAGCACCAGACGCTCCAACGCCGGCACCATCAGGGACGCCCCAACCGGATACAGTTCACCAGTTGGATTCTGCCTTTCAGAAGCAGGTCGAGACAGGCTACTTCGAGTCTGCCCTGCGGAAGGCGTTGGACCTCCCTGAATGATTGCCGCTGAAATCGATACGCTCGCTGCCGGATTGGCTCCGGTGATTAAAGATTTGATGACTCCGTTGTTTACCCGCATGGCCGACCTCGAGCGGCGGCTGGCGCTGGTGACCAACGGGAAGGATGGGGAGGCTGGCCCTCCCGGTCAAGATGGCGCCACCGGCCCCGTAGGCCCGCAGGGAGCCACTGGGGAGACTGGGCCTGCCGGGGCTGATGGCAAGGACGCTGATGTGGATGCCATCGTCAAAGCGGTGCTGGCGTTGATTCCTGCGCCACGGGATGGCCAGCCGGGCGTGCCGGGCGCACCAGGATCGGCTGGACGGGACGGCGACAGAGGCGCTGACGGCCTGAACGGGAAGGACGGCATCAACGGGAAGGATGGCGTGGACGGCCTCGGCTTTGACGATTTTGACTTGGTCTTTGACGAGGCGACTGGCTACGTCATGCATTTCGCTCAAGGCGAGCGAGTGAAGGCGTTCCCGGTAGCCATCCCATGGGACGCCGGCATCTGGGAGGCCGGGAAGGTCTACCCGAAAGGCGCGGGACTCCGCAGGGATGGCAGTTGGTGGATTGCCCAGACGCAGACCAGTGCCCAGCCGGGACACGACAAGACATGGCGGCTGGCGGTGAAGAAGGGCACTGATGGCCGACAGGGTCCAATGGGACCGGAAGGTGGACGTGGCCCGAAGGGCGAGCAGGGTCTGCCGGGACCGGCGAGGTATTAGATGGCCTGGTCACCGCTACAGGAACTCGTCACGCTGGATCAGGCAAAGCAGCATCTGAAGTTGTCGCTGGACGTGGACACGGAAGATGAGGATCTGCAGATCAAGCTGCTGGTGGCCCATGAAGTGGTGATGGACTATCTGACGCAGCGGCTGGCGGATGCGGACGAATGGGAAACCACGGTCAACGCCTGGACGGCCGACACGGCCCCTCGGCGGGTCATCGCAGCCATCCTGGTGCAGTTCGGGGACTTGTATCGGAACCGTGGGGATGATGCGGAGTCGAGATCGAATGAGCCGCTGGGGACGCTATGCCCGGATGTAGTCAAGCTGCTGTATCGGCTCCGCGATCCCTCAGTCGCGTAGTGCTGCCGCAGTTGGCAGTGGGCGGCACGGTGGTCTGCATTGCCTCTGGTCCGTCACTCAAGGCTGAGGATGTGGACTACGTAAAAGGGAAGGCCACGGTCATCGCCATCAATGATGCGGTGCGATTGGCGCCATGGGCGGATGTGGTCTACAGCAGTGATAAGCGGTGGATGATGGCGAACTGCAAGAAGTTGCAGAGCCATCCAGGCATCAAGGTCCGAGTCCATGCGAAGCACGACATTCCAACCTCACGGCCTGTGGATGGACGGCATTGTCCAGACTGCCGGCTGCGATTGCCTACGGGCAGGCCGTGCTGGTGTGCTGGCATCGTGACGCTGAAGAACGCTGGGTATACGGGGCTGTCGCTGGATCCAGAGGCGATTGTGGCGCCTGATAATTCTGGATCGTCAGCCATCAACGTGGCGGTGCATCTCGGGGCCAAGCGGATCCTGCTGCTTGGCTATGACATGGGACCGCACAACGGGCGGCGGCACTTCTTCGATACAGAGCCGCAGTCCTGCCAGTCGGACTTCTACAAGTTCCGCAAATTGACGGCCACGATGGTGGAGCCGCTGAAGGCTGCTGGCATTGAGGTGCTGAACTGCTCGTGGCGCACGGCGCTGGACTGCTTCCCACAGATGCCGCTGCGGGAGGCGCTGGCGTGATTGCCTGCTGCCTGCAGACATGTGATCGCTACGAGCTGACCGCTCGCACGCTGGAGACGCTTGCCGAGCATAACGACCTGAGCCAGTTCCGGCTGCTCCATGCCGATGATGCCTCAACAGACCATGAGGGGATGCGGGCGCTGACGATGCGCTATGGCTTTCGGACGGTCTTCCAGACGCATGAGCGGCTCGGTTGCACGATGGTGCGATGGGGACTGATCTCTGCTGCTACACGTCGAGGCGCGGAGTGGATTCTGTTGCTGGAGAACGACATCGAGACGTTGCGGCCGTTCCCATGGGCATTGTTCCAGTATGTGGCGAAGAACCAGGACATTGTCTGTCTGCGCCTGTATGGGCGGTTCAA